CTGTTGCAATCTATGAAGCCTATACTCGCCGTTCGGTGAGGGTAAGGAAATCTTCCCCAGTGTGAAACATTCCCTTATGTCTTGGTTGTCAATTGGCCGCAGAGGTATTGGCAGCAACTCTGGTAGACCTCCCAAAGCGAATTGAAGCCCCTTGAACTCTTCTGGCTTGATGTCGGCAATTTCTTTCTTGAGCAGATGAATCATCTTGTCCTTCTGTTGCTTGCTGGCCGTCCTACAATCATGATGGAAAGCACTTAAAAGCACAGACGCAGCAGCACCGCGACGCACATGCGAATTAAACTTGCCAAGGAACAGCTTGACCTCTGACAAGAAATCTGAATATGGCAATGCCGCGTTGAGTTCCAGCTCAGCAATCTGCTCTTCCGGCAGTAAGTTGTTCTCCCGGAAACGTTGCAAGTCCACAGCATGGTCAACACTGAACACATTGAAAAAGGTCTCCACAATGTCTATGGCTGCTGCTTGGAAATCCAAATCTTGTGCGTTCTGCACAGATACCCAGAATTTGGTCATTTTCTGGTTTGACCAATCAAGATAGTCCAAGAACGCAGTTATTTTCTTCACTGCTTCCTGCTTCCCCATAATCCTGGCCACGGCAATTGTACAGTCTACCATTACCCTAGTCGAGTCTATCGAGTACCGTAAACCTAACATAAGCGCCACACCGACGACGTCCACGTAGGAAAATGAAACGGCCCAAGACTCACGGAACCCCGACTCAATAGCCTTCTGCCATTTTCGCGGTGAAGTAACCCAGCCATATAGAGTCGCCCAGGCACTAATCACTACGTTGATCAAGGATGCTGGTTCAATCTTGGCGCCAAAATGCTCCTCCATTGCCCTCTCGGACATCTGATCTAGAGTCATTTGGCCAATGTCTGTGCGGTAGATTCTCATTAAAGCTTCCATGCTCGACATGGCACCCAACGCCATCGTGCCCGTGGTCGTGGCAGCGAGCGTTGAAGCAACTGAAGAATAAATCGATTTTCGTACAGTTTCAGAAGTGGTCTTTGGCCGCAACTCCTCCGCGTGGTTCTCAGCCAATGCATCTTGCACCTCCGAATACACTTCGATCCATGTCCCCAGAGCCTGGGCCTCCGTCTCAGAAAGTGTAATGCGGGGTGTAACCTGAGTGCCGGATATTGAATAAGTCACCACAGATTGACGAAGAACTATCCTGGCAACCATCTTATCCTTGATGGCTTGCGTGCGATATGTAGCCATGACTCGGTCAAAACCCTTCTTCTCCACGAGCACCACGGGACGAGTCATGTCCGGCATGATCAAACGGATGAAATAATAATGCTCATATGAAGGTAGACAACGAGTCGCCCAACCTCCGGCGCTCAGGGTCAACTGGTGATACTGCGAAGCATGATCACCAAATATGATCGTGCGCCGCAGGGAATGCCCATCAGCGAAGGTCGGGGCAAACAATTGTCTCACCTTTTGTAGATCTTGAACATAGTCACCGCCATCATGAAATGATGAGACGACCTTACCAAAAGCAAGTTCGGTAGTCATTTCCGTCAAAGAATCATAGACCTTGCGACCCATGAGGGCCCGCCAGTCAATTGAGAATTGGGATAAAGCATTGTACACTTCAGCCTTGACCATTAATTGTACAATCGTGCGTGCATCAATGTTGGGCTCAATATTGATGAGAAGCAGACTACTTACCTCAAAACGCTTAAAATGGCTAGCAGCACGCTGCCACTCATTCGTTCGAATCACTCGACCGGCCTTCGCTGCTGTTTCCCGCACAACACAATGTGGCATCTTGCACTGCGGGCAATGCTTCGTACGGCGTGACGCATCCAACGCATCCGTGTACTCCCATATAGCAGCACTGGGAAATGCATGCATCTCAGCTTTACTAGGCGAGATTAATCCGACAATAGCACCTTGCAATGTAGTAATCGCATGATTCAAAGCAGCCCGCCGTATAGTACCCGCTGCTCGATGTTCCTCAATGCGCGGGGAGTAGCGCATGGGACCTATCAAGTTCAGCAAACGATGATATTGTGGTGAGGATGGAGGGACAGACGTGGCAATACCGTCGTAGAATGCGTCCAGTGCGACAGCAGCTCTCTCCTCAACTGACCCGAGTACCTCCATACCTGACAACAAAACTTTCGATGCTTCCAACGCAGAGACCGTGTTCATGGGCCTCGTGATGGCATGCCCATATTGCGCCTCTTCATCCCCCCTAATTCTGTGATGTGCGTGAGGCACGCGCAAATTCAACCCCCTTGGAAATATCGGCAGTTCTAGAGCGGTCGCCCCAACATACCTGCTCAACTGACCATTGAGCTGGCCAGACACAGGCATATGTTGAGACACTTTGCGTAGAGCCGCAGCGTACTCCTCGAAGTCGCTCTGACTACCTATCGTCGGGATCAATGAGCCGGGAAAATTGAAATCGCCCCCCTCCCCATAATGCAGTCGCCCCCCAACAAATGACAAGCGATGATCTTCATCTTCAAAACAACTCAACGTCAGACAAAAGTAAACTCCTTGGACAATAAAGTACGCGGGATTCGGACCAAGGAAAAAAGCTACAAGAACTTTACAATAAGGAAATCGTTTCACGTAGCAAAACCCACTATCAGCTCTGATATACTTGTAGGCGTTGACGCATTGGCAATAGAAGATGTAGGTGGTGAGTACATCAAATAGGAGGGACATGACTAAACGGAGCATCAGCAACAAACTTGAGAAAGTGAACATGTTGGTGAATGATAGTGGTAATGTAGAGGGGTGGACTGGGGTCTGTG